CAAGCGAGGCGAAGGCCTGCCGCGTGCTGCTGATGAGCTGGTCGATGGGTATGACACGCCCGACATGATCAGGCGCATCAAGGAGCGCTACTGGCGTCACAACGGCAAGGACTACGAGAAGACCTGCGAAATCAGGATCTACCCGGACGCCTCAGGCGGTTCGCGCAAGTCGGTCAACGCCAGCGAGACGGACATTGCCATTCTTCGGCAGGCCGGCTTCTCGGTGATTGCGCCGGCTGCCAACCCGCCAGTTAAGGACCGGATCAACTCAATGAACGCCATGTTCTGCAATGCCCAGGGCGAGCGACGGTACCTGGTGAATCCGTTCACCTGCCCGACCTACGCCGACGGCCTTGAGCAGCAGGTGTGGGCAGCAAATGGCGAGCCTGACAAGACGGCAGGCGTCGACCACGCGAACGACGCTGGCGGCTACTTCATCCACCACGACTACCCGATCATCAAGCCGATGACCCACATCCCTGTCACCTTCACCTTCTGAGGCCAATATGCCCAACTACAGCGCCAAACGGCAGGAGTACGACGACGCCTTGCCCGGTTGGCAGCTGGTCAAGCGTTGCGTAGCTGGCCCGCGAGAGGTTCGCAAGTACAACGAATACCTGCCCATGCCGGACCCGCTCAACCAGTCGGAAGAGAACAAGGCCAGGTATGAGCAGCTGAAGAAGCGGGCCATGTTCCTGAACGTGGTAGGCCGTACGCGCACCGGACTGCTCGGCGCCGTGTTCCGCAAGACGGCAGAAATCACGCTGCCCTCGGCCGTTAGCTACCTGCTGGAGAACGTCAGCGGTGACGGTGCCAGCCTTGAACAGATGAGCAAGGAGGCCACTGGTGAGTGTCTCGACACTGGTCGCGGCGGCTTCCTTGTGGACTTCCCTAAGATCAAGCTGCCAGAGGGGCAGGCGTCTCTAACGGTTGCCCAGGCAAGCAAGTCGCGCGCCTACATCCAATTCTACTGCGCCGAGAGCATCATCAACTGGCGTGAAGATGTGATCGACGGTGTTCGCCGGCTGGTGCTGGTGGTCCTGCATGAAAAGATCAATGAGCCATCTGCTGATGGGTTTGAGTTCACCGCCAAGGATCAGTACCGCGCACTGATGCTGAAGGATGGTCGCTACGTGCAGAGCGTGCACAGTGCTGATGATCCTGAAGGCGAGGAGGTTGAGCCAAAGGACAAGAGCGGCAAGCCGTTCGACCACATCCTGTTTCACTTCTTTGGGTCTGAGAACAACGACGCAAGCATCGACAAGGCGCCGCTGGAAGACCTGGCCGAGGTGAACATCCTTCACTACGGCAACAGTGCCACGGTGGAGGAGTCGGGATTCATCAGTTCGCAGCCGACCCTGTTCATCACTACAGATATTCAGCCCGACGAGTTCGTCAAACTGAACCCGAACGGCATGCACATCGGCTCGCGTCGTGGGCACAACCTGGGCAAGTCAGGCACAGCGATCATGCTGCAGGCCAACGAAACCCAGCTGGCCCGCGTGCTTATGAAGGACAAGGAAGAGCAGATGCTCATGATCGGCGCCCGCATTGTCCAGCAGGGCGGCGGCGCTGAGACGGCAGAGGCTGTGCGCATCCGGTACAGCTCTGATAACTCGGTGCTGGGAACCATCGCCGGCAACGTCAGCGAGGCTATCCGCCTGGCCCTGTTCGATGCTCAGCGCTTCATGATGGGCACCGTGGACGAGACCGGGACGGTGTTCTGGCTCAACCAGGAGTTCTTCGATCAGGTCATGGACGCTCAGGCGATCCTAGCCCAGATGCAGCTCTGGCAACAGGGTGTCATCGCCAAGAAGGACTTGCGCACCAACCTGCGCCAAGCCGGCGTGCTGGAGTCGGATCGCACGGACGACGACATCGATGCCGACCGCGAGGACGAAGCGCCGGTGGTGGGCAGCGAGCTTGACCCTGTTCCACCAGCCGATAAGAAGCCCGAGGTGATCGATGAGTAGTGAAGGCTATCTGTCGGACGCCACGACCCGTCATCAGGTCTACGTCCAGCGATATGCCGGCGGAAACCTGAAGCGGGTCGCATCGTTCATCAGCAAGGCCATCAACACGGCGAAGGCTCGCGTTGCAGCAGGCTTGAGCGCATACGGCACTCAACGGTACACCTCGCAGATAGAAACGCTCCAAGGCGATTTGCGGGGCATCTACGACGATTTGAAGGGCAGGGCGCAGCTGGACCTCGGCGAGTTCGCGGTCTACGAGGCTGAGTTCAACGCCACGATGCTGGGCAAGGTCGTGAAGGCCGTTGTTCAGCTTAGCGTGCCGTCAGCGGAAATGGTTGCGGCTGCGGCCCTGGCTGATCCGCTGCAGCTCGAAGCTCGCAAGGGTGTGCAGCGCATCAGCATCGCCGGCGCACTCGACCAGTTCGGGACCAAGAAGGCAGCCGAGATCATCGGCGAGATCCAGATCGGCTCCAGCCTGGGCGAGACCAGTCAACAGATTGGCCGGCGCCTCACCAGCATCCACCAGCTGCATCAGGATCAGGCGACGTCGCTCGTCAGGACCATGACCAACCATGTCGCCAGCTCGGCGCGCATGCAGACGCTCAAGGCCAATGACGACATCCTCAAGGGTAAGCGCAGAATTGCCACGCTGGACGGCAGGACATCGCCGTTCTGTCGGTCCATCGACAACCAGGTTGTACCCCTCGATGCGCCTTCGCCGCCATTCCACTGGAATTGCCGGACCTCAGAGATTCCGGTGCTGAAGGATGAGTATGCGCGTGAGATTCCTGGCTCAACCCGGCCCTCAGTAGGACCTGACGGTGCTGCGCAGGTGTCGAGCAAGACGACCTATCAGGATTGGCTTTCACGCCAGCCTGCTGCCTTCCAGCGCGACGTGCTCGGGCCGAATCGGTATGCCCTGTTCACCAAGGGCGACCTGACGCTCGACAAGTTCGTCGACGACAACGGCAAGACGCTCAACCTGCAGCAGCTGAAAGACCTGGAGCCGCGCGCCTTCGAGCGAGCAGGGCTCTGACACCGAATCATCAAGCGACCGGCCATAAGCCGGTTTTTTTACGCCTGCGGCTGAGCCAACGGCAAATCATCCGGGGGATGAAATGAAATATCTGATCGACAAGGCTGCATACGACGCGCTCGAACCATCCCTGCAGGCTTTCTACAAAGCCCAGGGCGAAGACTACGTGCTGGCTGTTGAGGGCTTGCCCCACGAAGACGTGGAAGGCCTGAAGCGTCAGAACCAGACACTGCTGGACGAGGCCAAGACCGCCAAGCAGCGCGCCCGTGACGCCGAGCAGGCCCAGGCACTGCGTGAGCAGGAGGCGGCAAAGGCCCGCGGCGACTATGAGCAGCTGTACACCAGCAGCGAGCAGGCACTTGCGGCAGAGCGCGCCAAGCTGGCCGAGCTGACCACCAGCATCGAGCGCCAGAACATCGCCTCGGCAGCCAGCAAGATCGCAACTGGCATCGCCGACGGCGAGAACGCAGAGATCCTGTCCGAGTTCGTAGAGCGCCGCCTGAAGATCGTAGAAGGCCAGGTCAAGGTCACGGACGCCGCCGGCAACCTGACCATCGCATCCCTCGATGACCTGGCGAAAGAATTCCAGCAAGCGCCGCGCTACGCCTCACTGGTGCGCGGCACGCAAGCGAACGGTGGCGGGGCTGCCGGGGGTAAGGGTGGCGGGGCCACCAAAACGTGGGACCAAATGACCGGTATGGAGCGCGTTGAGCTCCGCCGAACCAACCCCGCCGAGCACGCGCGCATGAAAGCCGCTGCTGAGGCCAAGTAAAAGGATATTCCGCAATGCCAACCATTCTCTCGGACGTCGTGTTTCGCGACGAACTGCGCGACTACATCACCGTCAACAGCGTGGAGCGCACCGCGTTCTTCGAGTCGGGCATCCTGACCACCAACTCGGACATGACCACTCTGCTGGCCAGCCCGTCCAACACCTTCACCATTCCGTGGTGGGTTGACCTGGATGCGTCCATCGAGTCGAACTACTCGAACGACGTGTACACCGACATCGCGGTACCGCTGTCCGTCCACACCGACAGCATGCAGGCGCGCGCTGCGTACCTCAACGAAGGCTTCAACTGCATGAACCTGGTGAAGAACATCACCAATCAGGATCCACTGGAGTTCGTTGCTGGTCGACTGCTTTCCTACTGGCGGAAAGTGGCCCAGCGTCGCGCCATTGCCACCACCATCGGCATCTACAACGACAACGTTGCAGGTAACGGTAGTGACATGGTCGTGGACGCAGGCGGCACCATCAGCGCCGCAGCGATCATTCGCGCCAAGGCAACCATGGGCGACTACTCGGGTGCGCTGGGCGGCCTGAGTGTCATAGCAATGCACTCCGCCGTTCAGGCCGAGCTGCAGATCCTCAACCTGATCGACTTCACCCCGATCGCTGACCAGATTCCAGAGTTCGGTCGCTTCCAAGGTATGCGCGTTGTGGTTGATGACGGCATGCCCGTG